CGCTAACTGTAATTCTTCCTGCTTCGATTAAAGATGTTCCACCAGTAGCAGAAATCTTTACATCAACCTCAACAGAAGGCATAAATACCTTAAATGTCTTGGTTGCAGTTGTGGTATCTGTAGTTACTGATGTACCAGTAATAGCATCGCTACCCGCTCCCAAAGCATAAGATGAAACAATTCCACCAGTTGCAAACAGATTAGCAAATGTCTGTCCAGTCAATGGGAGACCTGATACATCTGTTACCGAGACTGTAATAACTGCAGCCTCTCCTGGGGTATATTGCTTCTTATCAAATGCAATCTTAATATTTGCTGCTGCGCCTTCAACACGAACTGTTGCGGTATCAGCAATAGATCCTGAATAAACACCAACCTTTGCATTACCAGTCTTTACACCAGTAAGAGCAAATGTGGCAACACCATTTACAATTGAAGCAGATGTAGCAGAATTGCTAACAACCCCAAGAGTATCTGATGTTGCAAGAAGTGTTCCAGTGTTAACTACAACACCATTTGCATCATATGCAACTGCTGTCAATGCACTAGCATTTGAACCAACTGCAAGAACTGGTTTATTTGCTGTTGCAACAATCTTTGCAATATTTCCAAAGAATGTAACTTTTTCTGTTGCAAGAACAACATTTGAGGCAGTTGTAATTGTTACAGTGCCTACTCCAGAAGTTCCATCAGCAAATACACCAATATAGTGTCCTGCTGGAACTACCATTGCACGAACAGACCCAGAAATGGTTGCATGATTTGATCCATGTCCAAGTAATCCTGGTCCAGAAATGGTCACAGTAAGTGACTCAGAAGCACTGCCACCAGCAGCGTTCTTTTGTGTTACAACAATAATACCTGCTGCATCTGAAGATACTACCTGAGAAGCAGAAACTGCTGAATCAGATGTGGCAGAAATTGTTTCTCCAGCATTAAGAATTGATGTAGATGTTGCTGCAGAAGCTTTTTCATCTTTTGCATTAACAGTAACTGTCCATACCAAAGGTGTGGCTGTTACTCGTCCACCAGTACTCTTAAGAACTGGATAAAGATTAATAACATATGTACCTGCAGCAGATGGTGCTACAAGTGCAACATTAAGTTTAGCAGTTACCTGTGCTGCAGTATTAGTTGTTGAACTAACATCAGCAGATGTATTTCCCCCACCAAGTGTTACAACTGCATTGCTAGTCTCTGAAACCGAAAGGGTAGCAGACTTACCAGCGCCAGTTGGCTGACTTGAGACAAGGGAGAGAACAGAAACTGTATCACCAGAGTTTTCTGCAATAAATGTCAAAGTAACAACTGCTGTTGCTGTTTCACCTGCGGTAATTGTATCCGCTACGGCATCAATAGCAAAGCTATCAGCAAGGACTGCTGCCTTTGATGGGATTGCAGAAAATGTGCTAAATGCCAAGGCTGCAGCCAAGGCCATTGCAATCTTCTTAAATGAATTCATTTTTCTCCTTGTTTATATTAGTTTGTACGAATCAAGAAAGTCCATAACCTCGTCAGGAATTTCCTCGTCTAATTCTACCATATCCTTATTTTGTTCTGCAAGTCGGGAGGCAGAAGACCATGTATGAACCTCAATCTCTATATTAGAATCTCTGCTTGTGTGTGAGATTGCTCCAAATACAGCACCACAAACAGCATCTGCTAGATCTTTAGACTTTTTGCGTGGATGGTCTACTCGTTTACCGTTATCGGTTATTTTTAATTCTGACATCTCCTCTAATAAAAGTGGAATCATAGGCATTGCGACACGCTCTTCATATACCATCATAGCTAGGTCTTCATAGTGTTTTTTAGCAACGGAAACGGTATCAGTTCTCATGCCTACTGCCTTTAATTCTTGCTGAATATCAAATGACTGCCATCGGTCAAATGTGACCATTCCTATATTAAATCCCTCTCTGCGAAGATTCTGTATCCATTTTTTAACTTCAGACAAATCAACTGGACCCTGTATCTTTGGTTCCCACCATACGACTGCATCAACCACAACTATTGGAGCAACCTGTTCATAATCTTTAATTACCTGAATGTTAACCCATCGTTCAACATGTGCTATTGCAACTGCACACTTGTCATGTTTTTGTGCAAGGTCAGCATGTACATAATAAATTTTATCTGGATCTGGTTTAAAATTTTCTTCAAATCTTTTATATGTATCTACAGGATTTCTTAAGGTCATACATTTTTCTAGCTTATCTTTTTGTTTAAAAAATGCATCGGATGAATAGGTTGGGGTACATAGAAAACGCATCATTGCATCACCAAGATCAGTTAAAAATGCAATCTTAAAATCATCTATTTTCCTGGTAGGATTAACTTCCCATGTTGGACGCTTTAATGCAAACATTCTAGGATATTTATATGATTTAATGTGATCTTCTTCCCAAGCAATCTCAAACTCATTATCTGGTCCTTCTGGTAATTCTTCATTAATAATAAACTTATGTCTGCGTTCTATTACATCTTTTTCCATGATAACTTCTTCATACCGTTTTGAAATAAAGTCTCCGTTATATCGTGGGAATGAAAGAAGAACTACCTTGCCAAGATCTGGAAAACGAGAATCTACAGTACCACGAAATGCTTTATATATGTTATCAGCAGTCTTGCCCTGATCATTTCCAGTACCAACTTCTGTAGCAAAGCCAGATATCTCATCAAGTACTGCCATAAAAAGATTTAGACCCTCATGTGATTCTCTTTCTGAGTGTCCAGAATAAACAGTTATTGATTTATCAAAACCAATTGAGTTTACTTTAGGATCATACTTTCCAGCAAACCACGGGGACTTTTCAATCTTGGTTTTAAAACCTTTAAAGAAAACATTTTTTGCTTGCTCTGCGTTAATAGCAACATTGATAATATCTATTGCATCTCCAGCAGGCTTACCATAATATCTAGCAGGATCTTTTAAGCATAGCAGTTTGTACACAACATATGCACAAGCTACGGTAGAAACAAAATCTTTTCCACTGCCCTTGCCTAACTGTAGAATAATTTCATTTTTAGTGTATTTTGCATAATGTTGGCTACCATCCTCTGTTCCAAGTAGAACTTGAAGATCTTCTTTGCGATAAATTTGGCTCATTGCCTCAACAATATCATACTGAATATTGGACAATGGTGGCTGCCCTAAATAATCTGGTGACTCAACAAAGGTTTTTACGTCTACAGGAGTTTCTTCAAAGTGATTGTCTTGTAAAGCCTCAAGAAAATCATTGAACATCGTGGACAATTGTAATCACTTCGCCTTCTTTAGCAATGCTAGATAAACGCTGCATGATAATGTCACGTACTTCTGGATGAGATGATGCTATATCTCTAAGAATATTAACAAGAACTTCTTGTCTTTTTTCTATTTCAACCATTTCTTCTGCAAGCTCTTTATTTTCTAATAGTCCAGCTTTCTGTAACATATCTATTCTTTTAGATTCAATGTCCATAACTAGCTTAATACCAGCGGTTTTAGCATTTAAATTTGCAGTTGTCGTCGCATCTTCTATAACCTCATATGAGCACGAATAGCACTATTATCTGATGCCATTTTTTTCCATTCATCAAGATGTGCAACGACACGAGTTCTTGGCATATTTAGATCTTTAGATATTCTTGTTGGATCGCTGCCCTTTAAATATTCTTCAACAACACGATTTACCTCATCAAGATGATTAACAAGTTCTAATTCAGTGTTTGTCATACTTTCCTTCTAATCTATTTATTTCATCTTGAATATAAAACATGGCTTTTCTTAAATCCTCAATATGTTTTTTTTCGTCTTTGATACCAGCTCTCCAAAGATATTTAAAAGCATTACCAATATTAAAATTGCGATGCCTAGTTATTTGAATACATTCAACTCCAGAAGGATCGGTTGTATAGTGTTTAGGATGATTAACCTGGTCTACTTTTGTTACAAGCTTAGTAGGATTACTCTTCATTTTCATCCTCTTTTAAATAGTCGTTATCTTCATCTAATAATTTTGATAAACTAAATAAGGTGCTTGCAGTACCAATTACAGCAATAGCTGCTAAAGCAATTAGAGATGCTGAAATCTTTTTCATCTTTTTGACTTCCTTAATCCAAATTTAGCTAAATAAACATAGATAGTTTCTACGCTTGATCCACATTCTTTTGCTATTTCTTGAGGAGTCTTTTTATCCATAATATAACGTTTACGAAGCCAAGACTCATTTGTATATAGTTTACCA